CTTCATCCGCCGGAATCCGGCGAGCGTCTTCGGCGCATCGTCCGGCAGCCACGCCCGGTACGCCTCCCACTGTTTGCGGTCCTCCCGCAAGCGGCGCCGCTCGGCCTGCTGCGCTTCGTACCGGCGCCGCTCCTCCTCGGTCCGCGGGTCGACGTCGAAGGGACGGTTGGAAAACGCCCGGTCCGCCGCCGGATCATCGGCGAGCTCCTCGACGTACGGCACGAACCGGTGACGGCAGTTCGGGTGAACCGTGTGGTAGTCGCCCACGGCCCGCGACAGCGGCGGATATCTCGGATCGTTCCCGCTGATCGAGTACACCCGTCCCTGCAGGGCGGCGCACACCTCGCACGTGTCGACGTGCGTCGTCATCTGCACGAGATCCCGATTCATCGACTGCAGTTGGTTCGTGAGCCCCAGATTCGTCGCCTCGGTGCTGGTCGTGCGGGCCGCCATCTCGACGTACGACTCAAGCCGCCAGGTCCGGCCGGCCGAGTCCCGAAACGCCCCGAGGCCCTGCTCGCCGATGATCCTTGCCAGGTTCTTTTGCGCCTGCCGAAGCGTCTGGCCGGTCGTGAAGCGTTCGACCAGTGCCTCCAGCTGCGCCTGCCGCCAGGCGTCCCGCACCCTGCGGGCGACGAAGCGATGGGCGTCGTCCATCTCGTCGACGAAGTTCGCGGCGACGGCCCGGATCGCCTCACGGTGTACCCGGGCGAATGACCCGGCAAGCGGGCTCCGCTCCACCGGCCCGGAGATGACGCCGGCCCGGCGCAGCGCCGCCGCCGTCTCCTCCAGGCTCAGGGTGTAGAGCTTGGGAACGACCTGCCGAGCCCACTCCTTGCTCACCTGGTCGAGTTCGGCGATGATGCCGATCACGTCGGCGAGAAGCTCCCGCTCAAACTCGGCGGCGCTTCCTTCCGCCTTCTTGGCGAGGATTGTCTCCAGGATGCGAATCGGTGCCCGGCGGTAGATCTCAATCAACTGGCGCTCGGCGAGCTCGGGGTCGAAGGCCAACTACGCCACCGCCCCTTCGCCCGCTCCCTCGGCGCCGCCGCCCGCCGGCTCCTCCTCCGTCTCGCCGAAAAGGAGGCCGGTCGAACGCGCCGGCGTGACGATCGGCATCGACGCCTCCTGCTCGGTGCGGATGCGCTCGAGTTCGTCCTCCAGCTCCTCGCCCTCCAAGCCGTCGAGCCTCCGGATCGCCGTCTCCTTCGACAGCGTCCCGGCCTCGATGCGCTTCACGGCGATGTCCGTCTCCTCCGCCGGATCGTCGGGGAGCCCGTCGTTCCATGCGATCGACACATCCTTCAGGGCGACGGCGCCGTCCATTCCGGCCGCCACCTCGAGTCGGGAAGCGAGGATCAGGACTTCCTTCACGGCCCGGTCGAAGCGAAGGCGCATCCGGTTCACCTTGGCGAGCGGCGCCATCATGAGCCGGCGCAGCGCACTGCCCGACTCCGCAAGGCCTGCCTTGAGTTGGCCGAAAGCCGCCGGCGACGTTTCGGACAGGGCGTAGAACTGCTCCATCAGGAGTTCGAACTGTTTGAACGCCGCGTCGAGGTTCCCGTCCCACGTGATGTAGCCCGGCGCCTGGCCGCCCGGCTGCACGGGGAAGAACCGCCCGCCGCCCCGGAACTTCGCCTCGCCCGTCTGTGGGTCGACATCCAGCGCCGCCTCGTCGCCGTACATGTTGGGGTCGGCATGCTTGTCGAGAATCTTACTGATCTGCGCCGCCCGAACCTCAAGTTCGGAGACGATGGACTGAATGTCCTCGTAATCGTCCTGACCGTAGATCTCGTCGGAGGTCGTGAGGTTGTGAACCGGGCGCACGAGAAATTCGTCAATACCCGTTTGCTCGGTGCGCCAGCGGTACCGCTCGTCGTCCTGGATCTCGCGGCTGATCGTCCCCTTGTCGCCCTGGGTCAAGTAGTAGCGGTACTCGATCTGACCTTCGCTGTGGATCTCGACGTTGAGGATCCGGCGGTTGCTCTCCCGCGGATCTCCCGGGATCCGAGACAGCCACGCCAGAACGTGGTACTGCACGTCCTTGATGTTGGCGGGGTCCACCACGGGGAACCAGATGGACGGCGGGATCACCTCGATCCGGCCCCACCCGTCAAAGCGCGTCTTGAACACGGCCGTCCCGTAGCGGCTTGCGTCGATCGCCGCCTCGTACGCCGTATTCCAAAAATCGTTCCACTCGATGATCCGCTGTAGGGCCTGGTCTTCCGGGCTGTCGGTCTCACCGCTCGTGGCACTGGGTGTTTCGCCGAGCAGGAGGTCCGCCCACAGCATCGACAATCGCTTAGGCCAGTTAAACAGAAGCTCGAACGACACGCCGCCGTCCCGCATCAGCCGCGTCCACTGCTCCCGGAACACCAGTGCGTGTTTCGAGTCGAACAGGAGCTTGTTCGCGGCATAACGGTTCAATCGCTCCTGCTCATCTTGGGGCGGCCACTGCTGCCCGGTCTGGAGGAACGATAGATCGATCAGCACCGGCACGACCCTCCCCCGGCGAGCAACCTAGTAACCGCGCGGCTTGGCGACTGGACGCAGCGAACGGCGCATGTCGTCCTCGCAAGCGTAGCGGGTGGCGTCGATCGAATGGTTGTCCTTGTCCGGGAACCGACTGCGCACCATGCCGTCCCGGCCCACCTCGAGGCAGTAGTTCTGGAACTCCTTCGCCGCCAGCGGGCACCGGGCCGGGTCGATCACGATCCGTTCAAGACCCTGCAGCCACTTGATGCCATAGTCGACCGAGTCGGGCCCCTTGCGGGCCGGCTTGATGCGCATGCCAAGACCGCGCAGCTCATCGATCGACTTGGGCTCGGCCGAGTCGGCGATGGTCGTCGTCAGATGGTAGCCCTTGGCCGATACGCGCTGATACAGGTCCCGGTTGAACAGGTTCAGGCCCTGGATCTCGTCCAGGAGGTACAGCCGCCTGCGCATCCGGTCGACGTGCATCCGTTCGAATGCCAGCGGATCCGCCGCATACCCGAAGTCGAGGCCCTGGCGGATCTGGTCGAAGCGGCGGATCTCCTCGTCCGGGATTGCCACCAACTCCAGGTTCGTGAACACCTCGAGGCCCGTCCCGACTTCCTCGCCCAGGTACTCGTGACGGTAGGCCGACTCGTTCGTGGCCTTGAGATGCTCCGCATCGGCGAGGAACCGCTCACCGAGCCACTCCCGCGGCACGTCGAGGTACGTCGAATGATGCACCCTCCGCCCGGGCTTCGGTGTCTTGACCTCCTGGTTGACCCAAGACCTGCCCGACTTCGGCGGGTTGAACGAGTAGAACGAGATGCGCCGCCGGGCGCCCTCGCCGCGGAAGAGCGACTGCAGGATGATGCGGATCTCGTCCATGCTGCCGAACTGGTCAATCTCTTCGAACCAGGCGTACTTCACGTACCCCCGGCCCAGGTTGATCGACTTCAGCTTCGTCGGCTTGTCCGCTCCACGGAACACGATCTTCTGGCCCGTCCGGAACGTCACTTGCATCGGCGATACCTGAAACTTCATCAGGTGCGCGATCCCCATCTTGGCCGCCGTCCACTCGAACTGGCCGTACACACTGTCCCGCAGTTCGTTCTGGTAGCGGCGGAACACGACGGCGTTCGCCTGCGGGTCCCGGATCATGCCGAGCAGGATCTGGACGCTGATGAAGGTGGACTTGGTAGACCCTCGTCCGCCCTTCAGCCAGTACTCGTCGTACTTCTCGGCCTTGAGTTCGTGATGCAGCTCGTAGAAGGACGGGGCGATGAGTTGGGAGAGCGGGACACGCACAAGCTACTCATCCTCCCCGTCCGAATTCGGCGCTGGGATGTCGTCGACGATCTGCACGACGGCGTTCACGTCGAGTTCGGAGCGTTCGACCCAGATCCCATACCGTTTTCCGAGAAGCTCCGCCGCCTTGATCCGGTCCTTGGCGTCCAGCTCCTTGTCGACGAGCTTCTGCTTGCCCATTCCGACGCCAAGGGCGAACTTCTCCGTGACCTCGCCCCGCAGGACCTTGGTCAGGAACTCGAGGACCTCGTCTTGCCGGGCGATTCGCTGCGCGTCCTTTTCGGCGAGCCGGGCCTGGATGTATTCGCGTACATCAGCAAACGTCAGCAAGCGTGAAGCATTTGAACGCGCCACGTTGCGACTTTTGACGCGATATCCAGCCTGAATGTATGCTTCCGTAGCATCGCCGAGCTCGATGTAGAGGTCGGCGAATCGCTTCCGCCGCTCCGTGAGCTCCGCCACGGCATCCACCCCGCTCCCGGACGCCACCTCCCGGCGCGCCAAATAGAAAAGCCCGCCGCTCACCGCGACAGGCTCTCGTATACACGACTTTCCACAGTACCATAATAAACCCTTGACAAGCCCGATTTCAACCCCATTTTGGCCAAACTTGCCGCAACGTGCGCCGACCGCCCCCATATCTACCGCCGCACCTCACACCAACAGCCCCAGCCGCCCGGCCACCATCCCTACCACTTCCTGTTTCCACCGCCGCAGGGTCCGGCTCGACACGCCAAGCGCCTTCTCGATCTCGGCGTCCTCGTAGCGGCGCTCCCGCTCCCGCCCGCCCGCATCCTTCTCCCAGACCCCGATCCACTTCATCTCCACGAACCGCCGCACGTCCGCATCCAAGCGCCGCAGCATCCACTCGATCGCATCGAGCCGACGCGCCGTCTCGTACAGCACCGCCACGGTGTAGCGGCGCTCGTCCATCAGCCGCTCCGCCCTCTCCGCCACGATGTCGGAAAGGTACCGGCTCGTCTGCACCCTGTCCTGGTCCGGCGGGGAGGGCATGACGGTCGAATCGGCGAGGAGGTCGAGCTCCCGGAGCGCCGTCGCGAGCATCGTCCGGGACCAGCGGTAGTGGTAAAGCTCCTGCTCGATCATCTTGGCGTTCGCCCGGCGCAGCGCGCGCAACCGCTGTTCGATGGTGGGTTCCTTGGATGTCGTGACGGTGCCGGTGTCGCTCATCCCGCCGCCTCCTCCGCTTCCGTGATCTCGATTTCCACACGCGGCCGCCCTGGATCGAAGCCCACAATCGGCGGCAAAAT